TAACGGATTTAAGTCTTGAGGCTCTGGCTCAGGTGTTGGACTTGGTTCTGGTGTTGGACTTGGTTCAGGTGTTGGTTCTGTGTCAGTATCGGTTCCATCCGAATCCGAACCATCTCCAGTGTCAGTTGTATCAGTATCAGTTACGTCTGTGTCAGTTACGTCAGTATCAGTTACGTCAGTGTCTGTTGTATCTGTGTCTGTTGTATCAGTATCAGTTGTATCAGTATCTGTTGTATCTGTGTCTGTTGTATCTGTGTCTGTTGTATCTGTATCGGTTGTATCTGTATCGGTTGTATCTGTATCAGTTGTATCCGTGTCTGTTGTATCTGTATCAGTTACGTCTGTGTCAGTTACGTCAGTATCAGTTACGTCAGTATCAGTTACGTCTGTGTCAGTTACGTCAGTATCAGTTACGTCAGTGTCTGTTGTATCTGTATCGGTTGTATCAGTATCAGTTACGGCAGTGTCTGTTACATCTGTATCAGTTGTATCCGTGTCTGTTGTATCTGTATCGGTTGTATCTGTATCGGCTGTATCGCCACCTATATCACTAATAGCATCAGTATCACCGCCTGTGTCGGTATCGGTTGCATCCGAATCTGAACCATCTCCGGTGTCTGTTGCATCAGGGGCTGGTGTTGGCGCAGGCGTAGGCGCTGGTGTTGGACTTCCTGGAGCTGGTGTTGGCGTTGGTACTCCAGGTGTCGGTGCAGGTGTTGGACCAGGTGTAGGCGCTGGCGTTGGTCCAGGGGTCGGCGCCGGTGTAGGACTTTCTTCTGGTTCTGGTGTAGGTGCCGGTGTAGGACTTTCTTCTGGTGCCGGAGTAGGAACAGGTGCCGGAGTAGGAACAGGTGCCGGAGCTGGTGTTGGTGTCACGCTTGCGCCACTTACTATTATTGTTGTGTTAATTGTAAAATCTGCTGTTCCGCCGCCATCTGCTGTTCTAGTAACAACTATTGTTCCGTACGCTGTTCTATCAGAACCGCTAACATAGGAATGATCTACTGTAAAAGTTTCACTTTGACCGACGGGTAATAATGTAGTTGTGCTTAAATTACTTCCAGTAAACAAACTAATTCCACCAAAGTTTGTTAAATCAGCAGTATGCTGAATGCCATCAGGGGTGTTAAAAGTAACACTTACTATAGTTGTAGGTGCTGTACCGTCGTTAGTTACTGTAAATATTTGAGCCGCCATTTTGTTCCAAATTTATAAAGTATTTATCATGTTAACTGGCTAACAAAATTAACATTAACTGTCACTGCCAACTGATGTAAGTGTCATATCAAATGCTGTGCTATCGGGCAATTTGAAATAAAAGTATGTTCTATATTCGATAGGATCGGTACTAATAAATGTTCGTCCTGGATCTGTAGGATCTATTTTTATATCAGTTTGAAATATAAACTCATTTTTTGGAACAATAGCTTTATCTGCTTCTGAGTAATTTGTAAGATTCCAACGAATAAATGTGTTACTGCCTGATTCATACAATGTAAACTTTGTTTCATTAGAGTTAGAAATAGGAGTTGCTCTAGGTTCAAATTCATTACCAACTTTATCTAATATAGTTAACTTGTAAGAATAATAATCAGTGAATGGTAATTTAGAAGAATTTAAAATTGTAATAGGATCATCAAATTTTAGCAGAATACACGATGTTGCATTTTCTTCATCTGTGTTAGGTGAAATGTAAAAAGCAAGTTGATTATATTCTAATCCATTTTCTATACTAACATATCGTTTAGTTATAAGATATGTATTATCTGGCAATTTGACACTAGATTTAATTATTTTATTATTAGGATCAGTGTTTCCTAATTCGTCGCTGGTTTCAATGTCTTCTTTTACAATAAAAGATATTCCGTTTAAAGTTTGAGATCCTATTGATGTCCCCGATGAATTATATATATTAGTTGTTGTATTGTATGTTCTAGTTGTAGTAGATGTTAACGCATTACCATTAAAGTTTTCATAGTTTGGTGCTAGTCCAGAAGCAGGTACTGTTACTAAATGCAAACAAGCCTTTTTAACCGCCATAGAAATATCATAAGTCTTATCTGCCTCCGGAAGTTCTGTTATACCATCTACAGTAAAACTTCCTTTATTTACAGAGTCAGCTTTCCAATATACTATGTTTGGTGTTGTCGGGTTTTCAATTAGCACCGCCCAATCTAATTCACCTCTTACGAAACTAGTATCAACATCTGGTAATATTACTTCTATGTCTGTTCCATATTCAGGACTTTTACTATATGTTAATCCTTCGGTCCATACTGTTGTACATGCAGAATCAGAATAAAATTTTATTTCTTTGTTGATTAATTCAAATCCCAATCTATAAGCAAAGCCTCTAGATAATTTTAAATCTGTAACTATTGTACCAGTGTCGTCATAGACATTGATATTTGATCCTTCTTGTTTAAAAAGGTAAGTGTAATTTAAATAACCAGCTACTGGATTAACTGTTGGATTATCTGTATTAACTGCATCATTGTTTGGATCCCATCCAATATAAGCGGTATCGCCTGTAACTGCTACTTTTTCGTAGCCTACTACATCTCCACAATAATCAACTACTGCTCTAGTAACATATTTGATAGGAGTTTTATCTGTAATACTAGCATTATCGATAACAGATTCAATGTCAGCTGGTACCATTGATTTTAATACATTAGAATGAATTATTCCTCTTGCATCTTTTACCGGATATCCGTCGCTGATACTTTTAACTCGTTGTATGTTTCTTGCTGTATTGAGTTTATCATTTAAGCCTAACGGATCTGCTAAATTCTTTTCTAGTCTTTTAATCTCAGCTTTCATTGAAGAAGTCTGAGCTTCTAAATTTCTTACAAATGCCTTTATAGTGGCATCAGCACCTGCAGGATCATTTTTAAATTGTGCTATGGCTGCTTTTAAGTTTTTTAAATCTCCAGGCATACTATTCCAATTGATGCCAAAACCCTTTGGAGGCTTGCCACCGAGACACATACTAGGATTACTTAATCGACCTAGTGCATTTAAAATATTAAGGCCTTGTCCAAATAAATTGGTTCCTAGTTGTCCCAACAAGTCAGGTATCTTAGGAGCATGAACCGGACTTGGACATAGTCCACCTAAGCTGAATACATTGTTAACTTGACCCAAGGCTTTGTTAACTCCGTTTAGAATATTATTATATCCGCTAACTGCTTTAAATCCATCTAACGCACCTTTCATACCTAACAATGCTGTTTGTAAACTACCTAATGCACTTACCCCAGTTAAATCTTTAAGCAAATCATCAATAGCTAATTGAGCACAGACAAGTCTGCCTTTGAATAAATCTTTTAATCTGCCAGCCAATAGCATACAGATAAGATCTTTTTCATTCTTAGGTAAAGGTGTAGGGAAGGTAAGTTTTAATGCAGACATATTTTATCCGTTAACATAAACATCTGGACTGCCAGCCGCTCTACGATGACCACAAGTATCTGGATCGCCTAATCTATTCACAGGTATATTTTCTATGAATACATTAGGGCTACCATTAGCAGTTAATGGACCGCCATGAACGCCTGGCCCGTGTCCTGCTACTGGACATCCGTCTACACTGGTTAATAAATTATTTGTAAACACAGACGACTGAATAACAACAATGATTGGGGCGCCTGCTGTATTGTCATCAGTTAGTCTGTGTACTTGTGGCATATTATAATATGATACTGCTAGAATTTCTAACAGGCTTGATACCAGTTGTGCTTTCAAGATAAGCATCTGCTACTTGATCATTTGTATCTGCAACACACATGATTGTATGTGATTTAAACACAAAGTCACTGTTAGGTTCAGCAGTCATCATAAAAGGGATCATTTGTAATCCATCTCTGCTGGCCGCTAGAATAACAGGCTTACTAATAGTAAGACCTTCTGCGGTTTGACCTGTGATTTTACCAACGACTTCATCACCGTTAGCTAATTTCATACTGACTGTTTGTCCAATTTTGTTTTCTTTTAACATATATGTATTTATTGAGTTTTTAACCACGTAACTAGATCAGTATAACCTCCAATGGCCTGATCGTCGATAAAGATTTGGGGTACTGTGCGTGGTGCTGATCCCAATCTTGTTGTTAGAGATTCTAACAATGTTTCTCTTGTTTCTGCTGTAATATAATGTTCTGTAAACTCTATACCTTTACTTTTAAACAAGTTTTTAGCTTGTACACAGTAAGGACAAGCATCTTTTGTGTAAATTTCTACTTTCATTGTATTCCTGTTGTATCATAAGTTTGAGCAAAGATATCTTTCTTTACTGCACCGTAATCGTTGGCGCCGTGTCTAACAATATAATCATTGCCTGCGGTATAGTTTAAGTCGCCCCACGATGTATGGATAACACCGTCATGGTCGGCAAGTTTAGCTACCTTAGGAATCTTCTTAGGGGTGGCAATGCCGTTACCTAAATCATCTTTCATACTGTGAAACTTATCAGGTGTGATTGGATATTGTTCGCCTTTTGGGCCAGTCATGATATAATGACCAGCTTCGTATTTTACAGGACCTTCTAACGTTTGAACTGTACCAGGTTCGGTGGCAATTTCATATCGTTCTTTGTTAGGCTTTTTAAATGTTTTAAAACTGCCTTGATCAAACCACTTGTCGTTGATCTGTGGTGATGTTACTTCGTTAATTTTCATTCTATTCCCCATGGTGAGTCTATTGCGGCGAGATCATATAATTGTTCAAATAATACTTTATCTAACACTATATAATCATCTGGATCTTGTAAAATAATATATTGATTATCTGATGTATAACTTTTTTCCCCGTACGAAGTTTGTATTGTGCCATCTTCGTCGGCAAGTTTAGCCATATTTAAAAGTTTTTTAGGCATACTGTTGCCATTTCCTAAATCTGTGTTGCGTTTAGTAAATTTGTCAGGTGAAGCAACATACAATTCACCAATTGAATCGGTAATGATATAATCACCGGCATTAAAAGAAATAGTATTTCTTGTTCCTGCTTCTTGAGCAATTTCATATGTTTCTGCTTGCGGGATTTTAAATGTTAAAAATCCACCAACAAAAACCCAATTATAATTAATCATTTTGCTTCTTCTAATTCTTTTTTAAGATTTTCGCAGTAATCTCTGTGACTGCATTTTGCTGTTTTAACTTTAATGGTGGCAAAGTTTTCAATACAATGCCCTTCAAACTCTGTGCCTTCCATTGGGCAAAATGATTTTACTTTTTCGTCAAATGTCATACAATCTCCTTATAGCGCAGGTAGTGCATCATAATCAATGCTTTCACTCATTACACCGATAACATAATTAGTGCTTTCGCTTTCTTGTAATGCTGTTTGCTTTTTACTCGTGTCGCTGTGCTTATTAAACCATGGGATTGGTGTAGATTTAGGCGCAGGACTTTGATATTTAATACCTATGTCCTTTAATGCTCCTGCGGCTGTATAATCAACAAACTCTTTTAGAATGGCAGCATTTAAACCAATTACTGGTCCTCGATTAAACAAATAGTCGGCCCATTCTTTTTCTTCACGGATAACATCCATGTACAATTGATATACTTCTTGTTCACATTCACCTTTAATGGCTGCAAATCTAGAATCCTCTTTTACTACTTGATTAATTAAGAAAGCTGTCCAGCCTTTATGTAACAATTCATCTTGGAGAATTAAACTGATAATGTTGCCATTACCAATAAAGATTTTGTTCTCAACCATTGCTAAAGATGTAGCGAATGATACCATAAAGCGGAATGCTTCCAATGCGTAACTGGCATGTAATGCCATGTAGATTGCTTTGATGTGCGATTTTTCTGACTCTAATTCAAAGCCCAATTCTTTTTTGCAGTTCATTTTATGCAACTCGTCATAGTAGCGACCAACACTACTTGCCATATCAATAATCTCTTTTGTATCATGAATTGTATTAAATACATCCTTGGGTACATTATAGATGTTGCGAATGATGTGACTGTAGCTACGACTATGAATATTTGTTTCAAAGAAGCTCCAGTTATAAATCAATGCCTCTAGTTCTGGCAAGGATACTACAGGCGTAAACACTTGACTAGGTGCTCTGCCTTGTAAACTGTCTAGTGCTGTTTGACGCAATAG